CCACCTCGTTATTTTCAGTTGTAGGAGTATCAACTTCTGCCGTTTTTTGCTCGTCAGCCATAACATTTACCTCTTATATATAAAAAGTCGCTTTAATAATAACATTATTTTAAACCTTTGGCAATAAATGTGCCAATACGTTTATACATATAATTCACTTGGCTATCATCTAACGCAAAGAATTTACGCCCTAATGCTTCGTGATTGTAATAAGCCTTATCGTTTTCCTTGCCAGTAAAGTAGATCATAGCACCACTACGATACTTCTTAACTTTCATACCGTGTAGCATATTACCGTGAAACGTAAGATTAACCTTTGAACCTCTACCTTTACTATTTCTATAACGCTTATATTGTTTGTTATATGGTCTGTATGAATTAAATGATTTCTCATCAGCATCACGACCAGCTTGTGTTCGCTTTTGTATTTGCGTAGTGAATAGAGTAGCAACTGATATTATTTCTTCATCAGTAGCAGTTAATTTCTTTAACACCTTTTTAAAGTTAGGTGTCTTGGTTACACGAATACCCACCTGCTCTAGCTTCCTCTGGTTTCATTTTATAAAATCTATGCCGACAATTATAAGCACGTCTTGAATCACGTTCTAATGCGTTCTTTTCAGCATCATTGTAGCATTTATTCTTATCTAATATATGGCGGCAATATTCACGAGTCTTATCATCTCTAACGCCCACATATACCCAAACACCCTCACCAACACCTTTGCCCATTAAATCAATTAACTCTTGCTGGAATACACCAATAGCAGTTAATGCGTAAGTCTTGGAATATTTAGCTAAATCTGAATCAACTAATGTTTGTTCTAAACCTTTGACCATATCATCAAGTGAAGCATCTGATATAGCGTATTTGTAAAGTTCACGCTTTACAGATAAACCAATATCATCAGCAAGTTTAGCAAACTGCTCACGCTTCATATTCTTTAGTATTTGAATCTTCTTAGCATCATCTGCTGTGAATATAGCATCATAGCCATTAGCCTTAAATGATTCTTGAGTACCCTCAAACATTTCATTGAACCGATCATCAATTAATGAATTGACCATCTTGTAATAACCAGCATCACGCAAGACATTACGCCAAGCAAACTCATACTTTAGAATGTCATCAGTAGATAACCCAGCAAGTTGTGCTGTGGCTAGTCTTTTAACCCTTTTAAATACTTCGTCAGCTTCTTTATCAAAGCCTTTAACAAAGCTATTAATTCGGCTCTTTTCTTTGTTATAGATTGAATCAAGCGTTGGCATTTATTCCAAGTGCTGTCATTGTGTCAGTTAATGAGCCACCCGTTTTAACTTTATTAAGCATTTCATTACGAGCATTGATATTATCATCAACATCTACACGAGCATCTTCTTCTGATAAGTCTGGATTCTCACGCATCAATATCTTGTGCGATGATGTTAAACCTAAATCAATTGCTTGTTGGTCAATAGTTAATTGTTCAGTTTGTGATGCTGGATAGTTTGGCTCTACAAAATCAACAGCCATATCGCCCTCACCAATAGACTTACCATAATAATCACTAACAACTTTTAGCATAGCAAATAATTCTTGCTCATATACCTTAAAGTCTTGTTGTTGTTCTTGAGTAAATCTGTCAAGTTTTAAGTTTTCCATTTGTAAGGCAAAACCAGAACTTGCTTGTGAAGTCATACGGAATTGATTAGGACTAACACCATAAGCAACAGCAATATTGTTAGCCAAGTCTTGCGCTACTCTGTTTAGTTGCTCATAGTTTGATTGTAAGTCTAAAACATCAATCTCTGTATTTTGACCAGTAAGCGTTAAGATGCTTAATGGGTCTAATACTTGTCCGAGCAATTCACCCACGTTATCACCTTTACCAACTAATTGTTTGAATGATTGTGTCTTGATGATGTGATTTAAGAACGTCAGATGAACTGCCATATCAATTGTACCACCAGTTAAATCATCACCTGTGTACTTATCCCAGAAAGATTCATCTCTCCAACCGTTATGTAAGAATACAAAGGGTAGAGTACCAAATGGGTTAATCATTTCTTCATTATCTTCAACAGCAACAATCTTCTCATTGCCGTTAGTTTTATCAATATAGTAGTGTTCTTCATCTGACCAATACGCCCAGCGTTCAGTCTTTTCATCTGTCATCTCTACGAAATAAGCAACTGATTTAACCTCGCCTTGTGAATACTCCACCTCTGTTTGATGTGGTAAACGTAGCATTATCTTTGGCTGCTCTTTCTTAAAATCCCAACTAACTTGGATAATCACATCATTAAATGCGTTTACATATCTATTGGCTTGTGCCATAGTTTTATCAATACGCAGTTGGTTATATAGTTCTTGTACATCTTCATTTTCAAACTCACGATTAACGCCAAATGAATACACATTAGAGATAGCATTAACAACTTGCTTATAGATGTTGTTGTTATCGTTAATTTGTACGTCTAATTTTAATTGTGCGAATGCTCTATATATCTGACCTAATTTAGATATAACTTGATCCCGATAATTATCGTTATACATCTCATATCTTAAAGCGAACTTCCTTAAACGGTTTGAATCACTTTTAATTGTTTGATTGCGAATATCATTCGTTGGGTGTTTGTTAATAATCATATTATCCTACTGTCATTCTAATATTACGAACTTCAGCCCTATGTAAGCCGTGTTCATATTCAATATAGTAACCCACCGAATCCACCGAGTGAGTCAAGTCTTGGTTTGACTTGTCAACTTCGCCCTTGTCGTTGTATGACATCTGCTCTAAATCAGTAATAAGTTCTTGATTTCTCTCGCATATCGCAATATTAACAGAACCAGCCCCGTTCCGCAACAGAGAATTGAAAGCATTATTACGGTCTTGTATTCGTGGGTTTGCTGTTTTAATCTTCATCTTGTGGAATCCAGCATCTCTAATCAAATCATAATTAGTCTGGGCTGTGCCTTGGCTTCGTGCTTTACCAGCAGCATCACCATAGATTGTGGCACTAAATAACGCAGCACCAAGATGGCTAAACTTGCTCTTTAAATAATCAAGCGAATCAACTAATGGCTTTCCCTTAATAATAGCATTATCAATAACAGTTACCTTGCCATCTATCACTTGAATCAAATAAATAGCGTTATATGGATTGATGTTAAAGTCAAATGATATGATTAACGGAAGTGTTGGATCAATATCTCTATTAGCGCAAACGTGAACATCACGATCAAACTGATGATAAACGGCACTACCATTAACATTAACAAACTCACCAAGCAAATACTGTTGAAGCAACTTCTCATCATAATCTTCTTTTAACGTATCAATATAATCATCTGGCAAGTGTGGATTATCCATCGTTCTTGCTCTGATTAACTTATATTTATCTGATTCATTAGTAACAAACCTATCATAGAACCAGCGATACCCCTCTGGTGTGCCAACTACATCAACTTGATTAGGTGATTTATCTGGCAAAGGTGAACGATTACGTGCCAAGATTTGCTTAAAGGCTTTTGTCATCTTTTGCTTTGGCAATATATCGCACTCATCAATTAGCGAATATCCCACCTCATAACCAATGATGTATTCTGGCTCTGACATATTCCTAAAGATAATCGTTCCAAACTTAAATATATTCAATTCCTTATCTGATTTGTTAAGCTGATAATGTAGCCCTAAATCATTCAATAATTCTGGGAACTTCTCAAACGCTATATCCCTAATATGTCCGTATGTTGGCAAATAATAAGCGACCTTAACGCTTGGGTATTGCATCTTCTTGATGATTGTTTTAAGTGTACCAGCGTATGATTTACCAGCACCGAATCCAGCGACTAATCCAGTTGATGGTTTAGCACTTTCAATAAATTCTTTTTGATGTGACAATACTTTAACACCAGCAATGCCATCTTCTACTTCAGTCAAGTATTAACTTAATTCCTTGTATTTCATTAACATTATGCTCAATCTCTTGCTTATCAGTTTGACCAAGTACGTTCTTACCAAGCCAAACCATCATAGTTGAATTGCCACCAGTTGCCGCTTTCCATTGCGTACGTCTTAGTGATGCTTTCCCAGCCATTGCCTTTTGTGGCAAATACTCCGAAAAATTCATACCTTTTTCACGCTTACAAGCAGTTTGTAAAGTGTCATAATGAATATCTAATACACTGGCTATTTCTTCGCCAGTACATTGAATCTTGCACATTCCATCAACCTTATCCCAGTCAATCTCAATTAGTGGTCTGCCTTTCTTTTTTTCACTCATAATCACCTTTTAATAAATTGAGTCGAATTACCAGTTGCCCCACCAGTAATCCGTAAATCTATGAGGTAGCACGGGTTTATTGCCCCTCATTAGAACCCCCAAACGCTTCAGCAGTTTCAGCGTGTATTGCTTTCTTGCCAGTATATTCTTGCCATCTTTTCACGATAACATCTACATATTTAGGGTCAAGTTCCATTGATCTATTTTGTCTATTACTTTTCTCACAAGCAATAAGCGTTGAACCAGAACCGCCAAACAGATCAAGAACATAGTTATCCTTTTTGCTACTATTTTTAATCGCCCTTTCAACCAATTCAACTGGTTTTGTTGTTGGGTGTAATTCAGAACGTGACGGTCTGTCAATATCCCAGACGTCACTTTGTTTTCTATCTTCCAGCGGACATAATCTTGATTCACCCTCTAACCAACCGTACCAAATTGGCTCATATTTCGTGTGGTAATCTTTTCGTGATAATACAAGACTGGATTTATTCCAGATTATTGTGCTACTCCAGTGATAATCATTCATTGCCAACGTAAGCATCATATTGCCCCATTCTTGGGCAGACATAACTACATAAGTTGGACACCCCTTCTTGGAGTTTTCATTCATCTGTGCAAAAATAGCATCCATAAAATTCTTAAAATCTTCTGTTCCCATAAAATCATTAAGAATAGTCCTTGGTTTATAACCTTGAGCATTTCCCTCTTGAACCGCTCCATAATTAACATTCCAAGGTGGGTCAGTAAACACCATATCAGCCTTTTCACCATTCATAAGCAAAGCAACATCATCAGCACTTGTACTATCACCGCACATAACTCTATGCTTTCCTAATAACCAAACATCGCCAAGTTTAGATATATGCTCTTCTTGTATCTCTGGCACATCATCTTCATCAGTTAAACCAGCGTTGTCTTCATCTGCTGGATCAAAGTCTATATCTAAACCCCATTCATCTAATAAATCAGTATCCCAATCATTAGCTAACAAATCCCAATCCCATTCACCAAAGCCAACATTGTCTTTAATAATAAACTCACGCTGTTGTTCTTCGGTTAAATCACTAACCTTAATAACTGGAACTTCTTTTAGTCCAGCTTCTTTACACGCTTTAAGGCGCATATTACCGCCAAGCACAACCATATCATCATTGACTACGATCGGTCTAATGTCCAGCATCTGTGGAAAGTCTTTTATTGATTGAGTTAATTTAGCAAACTTATCATCTTTAAGAATGCGTGGGTTATTTGGATTGCGTTTTATCGCACTAATTTTTGTTAATATTGACTTCATTTGAATTTATAAACACCCTCTTTTCCAGCATCAGCAACGTTCTTGATAGTATAACCGTCTTTCTTCATTTTACAAATAACGCTGCGCAAATGCTTAATGCCAATTGCTTTACCCTCTGATGTTGATATTGATCCGTTCTTTCTAACATATTCAAGCACTATATCTTTCTCTGTCTGATTTGCCTTACAATCTCTATCTTTCAAAAAACCATAAAACAAATAACCAATCGCAAAACCTATAACTAAACCACTAAAAAACATATTACACCTCTTTTATCTTAACTTCACATTTGCCACCAGAAACAACTTCTTCTTTGCTAATCGCTAAACATTGTATCTGGCTATCATCTTCATAAGCAACACCAATCAACGAATCCAATAAACTTTTAAGCATATTATCAACATCATACTTTCGCTTTGTTGGTGGATAAATCTTAATCATCACAATAATAGGCTTATCAGT